AATCCTTTGCCTAAAGCGAGTGGCCTAGTAAGTGTGACAGAGTGGGAGATATTATCTTCCACGGGTAAATTAAATGTAAATTGATTAACTGTTGGCACTGTAGTTACCCGAACCTCTCGACCTATATATAAATCAAATGGTGACTGTCCGTCTTGGATAACCAATGAATCACCTACCGATAAACCATGATTTGCCACATCCATCGTCACCACTCCATCAGACGAAACAGCAGAAGTATCTGTGAGGTATTGATTGGTAGTATATGCACCATTTGCCACCTTGGCGAAGTCCTCAAAGTATTCCACCTGTGCGCCACTGACATTAAATTCTTTCGTCTGTGACTGAGTCATAGTGACTGTCAACTCGGTGGAGGATGGAACACTTGCCACTTGATAACAATCGTTTGGATTATACTCCCAATTTCCCAATCGTGTAAGCGTGACAAAGTCACCGACTAATCGATTATGATTGGACTCAGTGGTAACTGTTATTGTCTGCCCTGACTGAGTTGCTTCCGAAATCTGCACTCGGTTTAGAACAGGACTCGCGGATAGGGTGGTCTTGCGAGTTCTAAATATAAACATCTTATCAAAGCCCTGGGTCATTCCACATGGTGCATCCACAGTCTCCCCACCTTGCTCGTATCGGCACTTATATAGCTTTGAATCTTTAAGCCTAATGATTATGCAAAGATTATTCGATGCTGAGAAAATAAAGTCATCATTCTCTGAGGTAGCATCGGAGAAGACTGCTGATCCATAAACTGCATTTACCGCATCATCGTTGAGGGTAAAGTTTTCTGTCGTGGATGCGACTGATGTATCTCCGACATTTGGACTCTTAACAGTGAAAGTAACATCTGCCGCTGGGTCGTCAAAAGTTATTGTTTTGGCAGATGTGTTAATTGCTGTGATTGTATGGCTGCCATTTATTGATGCATCAATGTCATCCACATGAACTGTCCCTCCGACCACAAACTCTGAGGCAGGCGTGTCTTGAAGGGTAAGAGTTACGACATTCGTAGCCCTAGATGCCGCAGTAACCACATAGTTAATAGTCGTTGTGATGGAATTACCCATCGATGCGACTGATGTTCTACCAAGGGGATTGTACGAAATCCAAGGCTGATCCATGTCAGACCAATCAATATCTATATCGTTCCATCTCTGTGATGAGCCTACTGTATTAAATACCTCATTAGTACCTGACGATGCATAGGTGATTGTGCGAGTATTGAAGTTTACCGAGGCTAAAGCAAATGTGCCATTCGGATCATCTCCTGTGAAGTTTAACCCATCAATCGTGATATTATCCCCAACGATGAAAGACAGGCTAGGAGTTTCGTCCAAGACTGCGGTGACTACATTGGATGACCGAGATGCGGATAAAATGATGTAGGGTAAACGGATCGCATCCTCACCTGTGGTAATCGACCCAAAGAGAGTCGATAAACCTTTGCGTGGTTGCCAAGTACCATCGTCATTCATACGACCATTCTTGGACAGGGCTACCTCACCGGGTTTTAACTGATTAGGTCGCAAGCGATTATTCATCCGCAGAAAGAAAGTATCACCTTCTGTCACGAATGGATCGTCTAGTTTGCCGTATGATCTGTATCTGCTCACTTCTTTATCTCCTGCCACAGTTTCAGGGACATATAAACCAAGGTCACTAAGCCCACTGCAATTCCGATCACCGAGTCAAATGCAGACAGGCCGAAGGTGGCCGCTGTGCCTGACATTCCTAAGACTGACACTCGATCAATCATTATTTAAATAGGCAGTCGAGTACGATGATTCCGATTATTAAAGCTACAAATACAGTAATCATTTTACCTCGCGTTGGGAGTGTTTCGAATTTCTTTTTTAGTAGAATTAAGTTTTTCATTTCTGATCGGAAGGTCGAGGGAAGGGAGGTCGAGTGGTGGATCGAGTGACTTCTGTTTTGGCACATCTCTTTGCCACAAAAATAGGGATTGCCAGGTAACATCCTAGAAGCACTGCCGCTCCTATTAGGATTCTTTTTATGTAGGAAGTAAATTCAGCGAATCCGCTCTGATGCTCGGCCATTCCCTGGGCTACCAGGGCAGATACATCGCCATGAGTCAAAGCCTCAATCGTTTCCTCGGCCTCTACGAGTGCATCTGCATTTTTTAAGGCTTCTCCGCTTACAGCACCTATGCCAGCACCGAGTGCCGCACCTCCTGGTCCCGCAAGAGATCCTGCACCTCCTCCGGCAATAGCTCCTAATGTCGGATATGTCGAACGAAGCGAACATCCCGCCAATAAGGTAAGTGCCAAGAGTGCATAGATCATCAATGCAAAGCTACCCATTGATTATTAGCGTATCCGTAAAATGCATTTGCTTGTGTATCGTATACAATCTCGCCATCAGTTGCGGAAATAGCATTTCTCTGCGCAGTATTCATCCTCGGCAGAACTACCCCACCTGTGGTGGAAGAAACTTCGAGGGGTGCGGAGGGGGAGACTGTATTAATACCGACCCTTCCGGGGCCACCTGTAGTGCTGGGAGCGTAGACTACGAAGTGGGGGGTATAGTTATTATTAGCTATATTTTGTGTGTCTGCGTGTAAGACTATGCCATCGGCATTAGAAAATATTACACCATAATCTTTATTAGCAGGTGGCTGTGTACCGGGAGCTAACCTTAAATACAAACTAGGTTGCATATTCCACGCTCCAGCAAGATCTTTCCTACTTATAGTATTTCTATTCGAAGATGAGATGCTACTATCAGCAACAATATTACCAAAGACATCTAATTTAGCTGTAGTACCCGTAGTACCAATCGCGACATTTCCGGAGGAGTCGATTCGCATAGCTTCAGTCGAATTAGTGCGGATTGCTAACTCATTGGGGGCAGGTGCGTGAATTGCCACCGCTGAACTGCTTGACCCTGTTCCATCGAGAGCATACTCGTCTGCAACCACATTACCATTTACATCTAATTCCGCACTCGGTGATGTTGTCCCCACCCCTACCTTTGATTCAGATATGGATAGGGCTGAAGGTGTGCCTTCCCCATCCGATACATACTTGGCATTGCTATCTACTCCATTCGTGTAATCGCCTACTTGGAGTAAGCCCTTGTAGGTATCGGCGGGTGTTTGGTTTTGTAAGTCGCTCATAGGATCAAACTTAGCTAAGAGTGACGCTCACAACAGTAGCATCAGAAGCACCCGCATCGGTAAGTGCGATGTACAGCTTGCTGTCTGCGGTGTCAAAGAATAGTTCTCCCTTTGTCGCTTCCTTCTTAAACTTTACCGCGCCCGAATCTGATCCATGTTTGATCGCAATGGTAAAGTCCTTCCTGTCTAATTTATTGAGTGCCATGACTACTTAGCTTGCGGTTCCTGCGTTGATGCAAGGTGAGGATGGGCGAAGTCGATAATCGCCGTTTGCGGAGTCTACGAATTGCGGGTCGTCTACAATAATGCTATTTGCTGTGTCAGCGGACTCGCCTATACCGAAATAACAGTTATTGGATTCCGTGAAAGGTGTGGGACTACCTAGTGTTTTATTTGACCCATCTGATAGAAGGATTGAATTCTTAACAGTGAAAGAACCTTGGCTGTTTTTAAGAAAAACTGCCGCTCCTGCTCCTGAGAAAATTAAGGTGCAATTATTTAATGTCAGAGCATGGGTAGTCCCCACTCTATATCCAAAAAATGGGGATGTTAAAGCTTGGGTACAAGTAAATATACAACCTGTAAAAGTAGCGTTCATCGCTCCTGTATTAGAATTATTCCCCGATCCAAATACACTTCTTGTTCCGGAGTTAATATTTAAAAATTCACAACTTTCACAAGTTAGTAATTCTCCATTTGCTATCTCTAGTTCTGAAGCACCATACAGACCGGTTGAGACATTTTGAAACACTAATCCTTTCAAAGAAAACCCAGCAAAACTATCAGACGATCTTCCTAAATCTAATCGCTGTGAACTACCAAATTCTAATATTGCTTGTTTAGAATTTAAAGCTTCATAAGTCACATTGCTTGCTCCTAACGAAAGTGCTGATCCCTGCGTGTAAGTTCCGTCCGTGAAAAGAATCTTACCTCCACTCCCTGCTGCTGTTTCTGCTGTGCCTAGTTGATCGAAATAATAAGGATCAGCGAGTGTTCCTGTGCCTGTACCTGAACCTGGTTTGATGTATACTGTTGCCATAATATTTGTTTGTTAAGTTTTAAGAAATTGTTCCACCTGAGATTAAAAGTGGTGCTGGGTTTGCTCCGATATCCGGAGTGTTAAAACCTTGTCTGATTGGTAATCCGTTCGACCCTAAAGCGTCTGAGTCTCCTGATATAACTGAGTAAGTTCCTGATGTTGTGGTAATTTCAATATCAGGTTCTAATGAATCTTCTGAGACTGACAACCCAACCGTTATTGCAAACTTACCTAACGAGTTTATAATATTTAAAGTTCCGTCAGCATCTGAAGCTAACATCACTGACTTACTCGGATTATCTACTACTAAGAAACTCTGATTGGGAAATGCTCCAATGTGTGGATTGTCTGTGCCTCGTAAATTTTCGTCTGTAATTGAAGCCGCAGGTAAATTCGTTAATTGCGATCCATCTACGGCGGGGAGCTTGGCAGTTCCGTCCAATTGAACCACATTGCTTGCTGAAGTTCCTACATCCTGAGTAGCTGCCGTACCAAGCCCAAGGTTGGTGCGGGCAGTTCCTGCACTAGCAACATCGCTAAGATTATTACTTGCGACTAGATCGCCCTGGGGTGCGGCGGCTACCAGGTTGGCTACCGTTACTTTTTTCGTAGTACCATTTACCGATCCCGTGGTGTCCGAGACATCGGTGATCGGAATGATGTCCGCCACATCGGGTGTTCCGCCCAATGAACCGAGTGATGATATCTTCTTATTTGCCATTTTGTTTTATCTCCTAGTCGAATGCTAAAAATTGCCCGGCCTCTACCTGTAAGAAATCTTGCGCCTCTGTCTGAATAACGCCATCGGGACCAGCAGGTGGAGTTGGTCCAACCTGTGAGTCACCTTCAGTGTCTCCAATGTGAAGTCCTAGACCGAAGTAAGGCATTATTTAAGCCTTGTAGAGGATCGCACTACCACTCGAAAGAGTTATGCTAGTGAATGGTAAATACAAAACCTGACCCTGGCTGAAAGTGATTAAATCACCAACCAAGTCGGACGAATTATCCATTTGTCCCGTAATTGCTCCAACCACTGAATCCTCAGTGAACTGAACTGCGATGAAGTCGCCTGTAGTTGCTCCTGTGCCATTAACATAGACGCAACCATTGGCTCCCATGCTGTTAGATATATTGAATGATGATATGCCCATTTTTTATGATGTGGTTAAAACTGAAATGCCGAACGAGTAGCTCGGATAAGTGTTAAAGGTTATTTTGTTTTGCGATTGCAGGCGTTCTGCCCGATCTATTTCTAATGCGAGATATTCTTCCGCTCTATTCTCTTCCTGCATGGCGGCCTCTGTCTGTCCGTCTCCACGAAGAAAGTCGCTGAGTCCGCCGGCCACCAGGTAGTTAGCTAAAAAGTCAGGCACATTCGATTCCTCTCCTGCATCCTTTCCATAAGTTGGGCGAACTGCGGTCCCGACAATAAAGACAGATGTGACCGAACTGTTTGCCGGTAGAATCAAGTATCCGTCCAGTAGCTTAAAATCTAACAATACCGCCGTGCTGTCTGTGAATGGATTTTTCGTATAAACCTGGTGGATCTCCATGATATTTAAATCATTGTCGATCTGTACTGCCTTGCCTGCTGTGGGATTAGTAGTCGATCCGACTGACTTCTCTACCAGTTTGAGTAGTTCAGGCCATTTGCATCGATGCCAGGCTGTCTGTGCTCGACTGTTTAATGATTCCTTAAAGAAAAATTCATCCACCTGCGTCAAGGTTGGCAGTCCAGCCGCCATCTTGAAGCGTTTTTCGAGAGAATCAAATGTTACTGTTCTTGCCATTATTGAACATTTGCGATGCCTGGACTAACAGGCTTGCCTCCGGCTTGAATGTTGTGCCGGTTAAATTGTGATGGGGAACGATACTGCAAAATATCATTTCGATACTGACGGGATTGTTCCCGTACTAAATCGATTTCCTGCTGAAGGATGATTTCACTATTAGCCTCTTCTGCAATTGCCTTCTCCGTTTGGCCATCT